GGCAAGCATTGACCCTGCCATGGGTGCAACAGAGCCTACAACGTCTTTTATCTTATCCCATGCGCTCATAGTCAGCCCGCCTTCAGCGACTGAACAGCCGCGATTAAACTTGTGTACTTGCCGCTAATGCGACCCCATGTTGCAGGCGAGCCCATTAACTTATTGGGCCGCACGCCAAGGTGAAACATGACCTGCTCTTGGCCTTGGTTGTTACGGGTGTCCGAGTAGACGCCAATGCCAGTAAATCCGATCCCCTCAGCTTCATATACTACCGCTTCAGCCTGCGCCCGGTTATAGACTCCGCTGACAAAACAATCAACCGCTAGCACTTCGCCCCAGTGGTCAATGTTATGCTCTGACATCTTGCCCACGCCAAGGTTGCGGCCAAGGGCGTACTCGCTTAGCGAGATCTCGATAGGACTGCCCAGTTTGAAGCGGAGAACGTCTAGCATGGTTATAAGTCGCGCGCTCATGTCGTCTGACCACTCACGGAACTCTTCTTGAGTGAAATGTTGTGCGTAGATCATATAACCGTCCCGACCAAATTAGTCAATGAAGGCAGACACTTGGCGGTGTTCTGCCTTTTTGCTTTAGGGCATATCGAAAACAATAGGTTTCGGCTTAGGCCATGAAGCTGATTCCGTCTAGGAACGCAAGCTCCCCGTTGGCACCGTAGCCCGCAAGCTCAACTGTTCCACTTGCGTTTACTAGCATAGTTTGAGGCTGTCCCGCTATAGGTGCAACAAAGCCTACGCCCTTAGAAGGCCGGGACCCAAATGGTAGCGTAAAGCATACTGTGCTGGAGCCTGAGAACCTACGAACACAGCCCTCAAGATGGACTCTGCCGTTATGGTCTTTGAAATAAGCAGCATCTTTGTAGGAACTACTCCCATTAGTCCATCCACTTGCAAAGCTTGGAGAGGTAGGCCCGGTCTGGTTGACGCCAATGTAAATCCTGGCAAACGACGGGCTTGTAAGGTCGCTTAGATTGCTGGACTCGTTCAGATATCGACCGTCTGACTCGGTCTTGGTGTATGCGTCAACCTGCCCGGAATTGGAAAGCGCGTCAGACTCTGCCTTGGAATACACGTCAAGATTTGATCTTGCGCCTGTCGCCGTTGTAGAGCCTGTGCCACCCTCCGTGATTGCCAGCGTGCCCGAGGACTCGCTGCCCGCATTAAACGAGAACGTGAAGGGACCGTATATCTCTGGCCCGCATTTATAGCGGAAGGTGTAGAGCCCAGGCGCTATCGGATCAATGACTGACACCGAGCCGCAGCCGCTAACCGTAAGCTCTAAGGTCGGGTCGCCAGAATCGAAGGCAGACCCATCAACAGAAGGTATGACAGGCTGGCTTGGCGGGCCGTTGAAGATTGATATGTGAAATGGCTGACCGCTATCGTAACTGGTGCGGGACACTGAAAAGGACGTTTTGTATGGCAAGTGCCATGCGGTAGGCGCGGCCTGCTTATAAAGCGTGTCCAGATTAACCGCATGATCCTGTCCAGAACCTGCAAAATACTGAAAACTCCAGTTGTCCGCTTTGTTGATAATGCCGTCAATCAGATCGTCTGGGTTGTACCATGATTCATAGTTTTTAACGCGAAGCTTTGCAAAGAACGGGTCAACCGAATTATCAACGAGCCGGGTGATGGCATAGCCGCACTGTAGAATTTTACCGAAAGTGGCCGGGTGCAGGCCGTCCGGACCCATAAGGCCAAGTCTTGCGATTTTCCAATAATCAATGTCTAGCCGGTGATCAACTTCCGGAAGCGTCGCGATGTAAGCATAAAGCTCTTCGCCGTCAATGAAATTTGACTGAATCGTGGAGTCTATCGAGTCGTCAAGAATCTCAGAGCAGAATGCGCCTGCAAGAATCCCTGACGACCTCCTTTTCATGAAGTATGGAATTACATCGCGGTTTCTCAGGCTTGCAAACGTGGCGTTTACTCGGTCGTAGCAAACCTGCTCAGCGTGACACAGCTTAGCATTTGGGAGAGCGCTTCGCAGGGCACCGTAGAATGCGGCGGCATCCGCCTTAATATCAGCTAGAGATCGGCCATTCTCATTGGCAAGTACATCAACGACGCCGAACGCACAGATAACAACATCAGGATTCTCGGCGATTAGCGCATCTCTCGCTGTACTTCCGTCGAAAGCGTTGGTGTCTGTGCTGGCTTCAAGAAACGTGAAAGAGTTGCGGGCGTAGTTCACAACCCGGCAGTGGCCGCCTGAATTATTAATGTATTTTTCGAGCAATGACGGCCATGCGTGTTCTGCAAGTGCGTTCTCGGTTGACAGAGAATCGCCAATGACTGCGATTTTGAACGGGGAGACTGTTGACGAGTTCGACGATAGCGCGGTTCTGGTGACGCCAAACCGGTCCACCCATGTGGCACTAGGCCCGTTAATAGCCTTGTCAAAGTTCTGCGCATTGTCCGAAAGATCGCGCGCATCAGTGGAGCCAATCGGGTTGCCGGTGTTGTAGGCCATGTTCTTAATCCCTATATAAATTCAGTTGGATATATTTTAGCACACTAAACGGGAGCAGGATTATTGTCGTCTGCGTACACCCTAACGTCATAATTTACAGCCGAAACTGAGACTTCAAGCGGTCCGCTTGGTGTAATTTCTGTAATAAGCGCTGGGAAGTGCCAGCGTTCTGTAGTGCCAAAGTATATGTGCGTAGCTTCCTGTGTAGCCGGCAACACTGCAGGCCACGGCTCAGGTATGGCTACGAGTATGGTGTATTCGTCCGGGCCTTCTGTAGCCGTAAACGGACCTATAGCGTTTCCGTCTTGATCCCGATATGCGACAACGTGAGTTTTGCCGGATTCAAACACCATAGGCTCTGAAACCGTTATTCTGTCTGCGCTGATCGACTGAAGAATTGAAACCTTGCCATAGCCTGGGACATCATCTAGCAGCGGCACGTATGACAGATACTGACTATTTAACGCATCAAGCTCGGTTCCAAACTCATAGTTCCAGCGCCGATAACGCAAGGCTCTGCGCCTGCGCATACCGATACGCCACGCCCTTGTTCTGTCTGTTACTCCGTCCAGTTTAATCTTGTCCAGCTTCTGCCCGATGTCACCCGGCAAGAACGCTTGCACGGTTTCTGTAGTCCACGTGTTGCCGTCAATGTACTCAACCTCTACGCCGTCTGACTCATCAACTTGGCGACCCTGAAACGTGCGCTGTAAGTCGCCTGTCATGTTTTCGGGGCTGTAGCCTTGCTCAAACACAGTGCGGGGTTCATCCCGTACCGGAGTAATCACGCCTGTTTCAAGCGTTGGCTCTGCAAAGCCTGCCCGTAATATTTTGTCTATCGCATCCTTCGCGGTTGTGTCGCTAAACACATAATCAAAGGTATCGCCACGCGGTGTCCATATAGCCTGGTAGCGCTCAAATTCTGCGAGGTCTAGCTGGTCATCTTCATAGCCTAACGACTTGGCGACGTAACAGGCAGCGGCGCTAATGTCGCGGGTGGCAACAGGCGCTGTAAATGTACCCCCGCTAATCACTGGAAGCTTGCGCGTTGCCTCAATGTTAATGCGGTTGTTTGATTGGCTGGCGATTTCATCAGACCCGACAATGGTGACGGCCATGGTTGTGATGTCTGCATAACTTGAAACCGTTGGCAGCTTTGCCCGTAGTGCGGTTAGCTCAATTCTGTCAAGAGATGTAATGGCCACATCCTCGGCACCAACACGGCCAACTCTTACCTCTGGGCGTATTGCGCTTGGCAGGGTAATGGCAAAGGTAAATCCAAGCTGATCGCGGGTAGCCCCTGAAACAACAAAGGTCTGCTCTGTAAATGTGACGCTGCCCACTTCGCGCCACTCAATTGATATAGTTCGGCTGCGGCTGTTGATTGTTTCGCCGTCAATCGTGCCAAGTCCTTGTGGGCAAAATATATCAATTTCAATATCTGAGGTTGCCTCACCCTGGGGAACTGCGGTATATGGTCCTGATTTTTTTGTTGTAAAGCCTGCAGCTTCCCATAGGATTTCAACGGTTAGACCTGTAGCCGGTAATAATGTCCAGTCTGGGTCATTTGCGCCGCTTGTTAATATTCTCTGAACATCAATAACAGACCCGGAAATTGCTGTAAGCTCGTATTTTGTGCCGGCCTTATCAATCGACATTACGCCAGCGCCAGCGGTTGCCGTTGTAATTGGCGAGCCGCCCGTGGTCTCTAGCGTGATTTCATCTTCGGCACCGTTAATTGTTGTTACAACATACGTCCCGTTGACGTTGACGTTTGATTCTACGTTAACAGTCATTCCGGCCAGTAGATGCTGGAAAGCGCCCGTAAACACGTCAGCACTTGCGCCGCCGGCAGTCACTGTTATGGATTGCGATAAAGTTATAGACCCTTCAAGGCCAACAGACCAAAAGGCGTTAACGGTTACGCCCGATAACTGAACTCCTGAAGCTGTAGCAGATCCGCTGTAGGTTCTTTCATCAAAGGTAATGCCCTTTAATCGAATACCGGACGCGCCAGTAGTTGCGCCTACTTCTGGCGACTGAAACCAGTTTTCATAATTAGCCACACCTGAAACGTCAGCGCCAGGAGGGAAAAGCGTAAAAGTTGCGCCGTCAATATCAGATATAGGTGTTTCGCCTATTTTTACTGTGTCCGCGTTTATTTCGTACTCACCCACGCCGACCGCAAGCATTAGCCGAATAACCTGTGTGGTTCTATCCTCATAAAAAGTGCGAGGCTGGTTGAGGTAATCAGGGTATCGAATGTAATATCCTAAAAGCTCAGGAACGCCTTGCCCTAGTCTAGCCTCGTTTGCATTTGCCGATGCCGGGTCAAGGCTTGACCCTTGATTCCCTTGGCCTTGCCGAGTAGGAATATCAGGTGACAAAAACTTAACTGCTGCAACAGAAAGAGCAACCGTAATGGCCGCATAAATTGCAATTGTTACAGGGTCAACGCCATGCGGCACCACTCGAAACTCAATATTATCTTTTTTGCCAATAACAACGGCATTCCAATGTACCGGCTTTAAAACAACCCCGTTAACGCTGCAATACATCGGCTGAGTTTTGGCTCGCTTATAATTAGGCGTTTTGCCTTTAATCCATTGTTCAATAGTTACGCCATGATCTTGATAAACCTCATCAGGCTCACCCGGCATAATGGATCTGTAAACGCTAATCGTCATAATAGACAACCTTTAAAAAACGCTGCTCAAAAAATCGAAGGTTTACCAGCCTTGGCCCGTGACTGCCTTTGCCGGGCTCATCTGTCTCAAGGATCATGCGCTTGCCGTCTATGTCTACGACTATGGCAATGTGAGTGCACAGCTTGCCCCTAAACGCTGCGGCAATAGCGCCAGGTATAGGCTGGCATTCTTTAAAGTTAACGGCCTCGGCTTGCATAGCTTCAGTTAGTGCGCGCTTGTCTGATCCCTCAACCGCGCCGTATACAGGCATCCACGGTTTGCCAAATAGGTAGGCGCGGGCCATTCTCACAATGCCGTAACAGTCTGCGCCTTGTTGGGTTCGCCCGTTAGACTCATAAGGAATAGCCAATAGTTTGTTTAAATTCATCAGATATATCTCAATCCTGGCGCATTGGCTGTAGTGTATCGAAGACGTGGCCAGCTAGTGTTTAGCAAGTCAAAATACCCCGCCTCAATGGACACCATCATACCTTCAAACGTGCCACCGCGTAGAATCATCTTAAACGGCGCTTTGGCGGGGGCTGTGAGGTCACTGGATAAGAACACCCGGTAGTTAACCGGCACTTCTGCATCAGCGTCTAGCGCGGACTCGACGGCTTTCTGAGCCTCGCCTGTGACGTTTGCGATTGAAAACTGTAATGTCTGATTGCCCCTAGTGTCTTTGCTTGGCTCCTTGTACTCAAAAGGTCCGGCAAGAAAGGTGACAGTGGCTCCCGTTTCAAGCGTTGCCGTCAGGTCTTCATACGCAGCTACTACGCGAATAGGGTCAAATCCTGGCACAAGGATCTCAAGAGTTGCCAAAAGAACTTGGCTAGATGGGGCTGACGCGTAAACCGTTTCAATTAAGCTCATGCTTCTGGCCATAAACTGTTAAGAGCAATATCAATAATGTCAGATTGAAGAACGAACTCAGCACCGTATACGCCGTAACTTGGCGACAATATTGGCCGCTCCCTTAACTCAACCGGCGCGGTAAATTTCCAATTCTTAACGCCAAACAGTTCAGGGCCGGCATACATTTCTGTGAATCGGCACTCATAGGATTGCATGTTGCCGGTAGGTGTAAGCAGATCAACATTGAACCAGTCTGCGCCGTCTGTAATCTGGTACGCAAACCAGCCTTCAAACACTTGCGCCTCTGGTGTGCTGAAAACAAACGAGAGGGGCACAACCGTTGGCACTGATGTAAATGTGCGCCTTTGCCTTGCTCGGCCTGTGGACATCTCTGTGCGGCGAAAGGGGCTAACAGCTTGGAACGCGTAGCCGTCCCGGTTTGGCGCTGGTAATCCGCTTGGGTAATCGACGGTAGCCATTATC